ATATGAAACAGTTTCCCGGTTGTCCTGTCGCCAGCCAACCACAAATCGAAAGCCTTGACAGAGCTGGACATGCGGCAATCGGTGCGCCCGTAGCTTTCCCGCTCGTGCCAGTTGCCGGTTCGCTGATTATATTCCCAAGTAAATTCATCGGGACTCGTGATCTGCCAAATCGGGCTGCCGTCCGTCATATAAACGGACGCCTCCAGCAGAGACGCATCCGATGCCCCACTCAGCGCGCGCTCGACATCCGGCGTCGAAATCGGTTCCGGCGTGTAGCCATTCATCCGGTAAACGCGCAAATCCTCGCCAACCCAGATCAGCTCGTTGGCCCAGCCCGGTTCCCAACCGGCTATGGCGTGGATGCCGGCGATTCCGCGTGCAATGGTAAAACGCCGCTCCAGCGGGAACGGCGACGTAGCGGCATTGCGATAGACGCCGCACCATAAATCACCGAAGGCGAACACCTCGCCCCGGAACGTCACGACGCGCCGCAACGCCAGCCCCTGTTCCGTCGTGTAAGACGACGATGAAACCGAAACAGAGTTCAAGTCGCTGGCGAAAATGCGCCCGTCGCCAATCGAAAAGATAAAATACCCGTCCAGCATACAAACGCTGTTCGGCTGCGGCAGATCAACGTCAGCAAAAGATGTCGGCGCCGAGCCCGTGAATAAGTTGAAACAGCCCCCCGATGGAGACACGCAAACGATCTGCGGCGTGCCGGCATTGTTTTTCGCAGTCGTTACGCGGTCAGACCCTGTCAACGCGCCCAAGTTTGCCTCGGTGAAAACGCCGCCGGACTCGGTGACGGAGTAAACGCGGTCATCCAGAACGCAAAGCAGCGTGCCGGAAACCAGAATGGCCCCGCGCAGATGGGAATGCCCGGTGATATTCAGCTTTTGCCGCAAGCCAGGCGCACGCTTCCACGCAACCGGAAACCGCGCCGTCTCGCCCAACTTTTCAGCGTATGCGTTGACAAGTCGTCCCGCACCCTCTTGCGGCTTTTGTCCCGGCGAGGATGACAGCGGAAACGGAATGGCCGTCACTAGAAATATTCCGTCTTGAGGACTTCGAGGGAGGCCCGGCTTGCCGTCGCCCGGCGCAGCATTTTTTCAAAAAACTCCTTCTTGTCCGCGCTGAATTGAGCGCCAAACTTGGAGGCACAGTTGTTCGCCAGCAGCTCGGCCAGCGCATCGAACCACTCGCCGGGGATTTCATCCCAATCCGAGACATCGCAGATTTCATCGGCCGATAGTTGGTCGCCCAGCGTCTCGACCTTGCTGTCAACCTCGTCGTAATCCTCGTCGGCCGGTTCCTGCCCGGCGCCAACAGCCTGCAAGTTCTTGAGTGCTTCGTTGACAAGCTCCTCGCGGGTCTTGGTCGCCATGTGCAGCCTTCAAAAATGAAAGGGCCGCCATTCGCGGCGGCCCAATCGGTTAGTCCGGGACGATGGCGGTGATGACGGCGCCCAACTCGTCGGCGGCCGTCAAAATCCAGTCGGTCGAGGCAACGCACGTCAGCTCAAACAGGGTGGTGGCCGGAATGGCCGCCTCCTTGGTGCCGTCCGAGTCCTGGCCATTGATATTGACGTTGGACGAGGCAACGGTGCGGATTTCGCAGCCGTTCGCGCCAACGTAGCCACGGATCACCTTGCCCACGACGGGCGCAGGCAGCGTCACGATATGATCGGCGTTGGCCGATGTGACCGTGACATAATCCGCATAGTCCGGGATCAAGCCCGTTGTCAGACCGTCCGCCGTAGCCGTAACCGAGACGTTACGGGCCGCCGTGACAATTTTTCTGTCGGCCATGTTACGCCTCCACTTCCGGGATATAGAGAACGATCACGTCAGCCACGCCGGCCGTCGCGGCGGTGCCGGTTTGCGTGTACGTCACGAAAACCTCGGTGTCCGCCGTCATAACCAAGCCGGCGCTGCGCTCGGATCGAGTGAGCCCGGCCCCGGTTTCGTCAAGGTCGTTGGCCTCGATAAACTCATCATCATCGTCGGACGTGCCGACCTTGATGACGTTCGTGGTGCCGGCATCAAATGCCGTTCGGACACGCACGAGCGTTTCCAGAACGAGGCATCCCGCCGGGAGCGCGCCGATTGACACCGTTGCAGCCGTCCCGATCCCTGGGGTATCGAAATTAACGGTCTTGCTGATATAGGTGACAAGGCGCTGATACGGCTTGCGCGCCGCTCGTGCCATGTGAATCTCCTGAATGAAAAACGGGCGGGGTTGTTACGCCCCGCCCGCGTCCTTTACGGGACGAGGTAGTAAACTCCGACGTACACGGTGCCGACGTGGCCCGCGTTCGATGCGGTGTTGACATACAGTTGGATGACAGTCTCGGCCGAGAACGTCTTGGGACCGTCCTTCAACACGCCGTTGAAGGGATACCAAATCTGCGTCTCAGGCTTCACGTCGGTCGTGGGGTCGCCAGTCCAAACGCCGAGATTGCCAAATCCGTCAGCGTCAACAGCATCGACGCCGTTCGCCGCCCAGCCGATATCCATATCGAGCGCCTCGGTGCCCGTATCAATATCGTCCGCACGAACGAACCCGTCGATAACCACCGCGCCCTTGGGAACCCGGCACATCTCGAAGATGTCCCCGGTTTCAACGGCGGCGGCGATTTCGTAAACGCCATAGGCGAACTGCACGTTGGACCCGCCGGCCCCCCGAGAAACGGGGAAGCCGGACGAGCCGCGCGTGGCGGTGAGGGTTTCAGCAGACATGTTTCACCCTCCCTTAGTTCGTGGTTGCGAAGTAGCCGGTGATGACGCCGTGGTCCTTGAGGTCCGCAGTGTCCGTCGCGCCCGAGCCAAACTGCATCTTGCTGATGCCATAAATGGACTCGATGGCAACGCCGCGCTTGTCGCCGTAGTCGAACGTCTCCTCGACGCTTTTCCACCGCTTCGCATACGCCGCGCCAATAGCCTGCGCGCCGCACAGGAACGCACAACCGATCTCGACCGTGCCGCTGTCGCCAAGGTCGGCGAGCGGGGTGCCGAGCACGTCATACATCTCATGGACTTCCTTGATGATGACGCCATCCCAGAGCAGATCGCCGCCCTGGAACAGACGGTTGTTCTCCATTTCCTTGATCGACTCGCGCTGCGCCTGAATGATGGGCGAAGACGACTCGGCCTTGAGGTCGCGGAAAACTCGCGGATCGCAGTACAGGATGAAGTAGTGGCGACCGTTTTCCGCCGAACGGATCGGACGGATTTTCGGGGAAGCCGTGACCAGCGCCTTGTACTTCATGGCGGTGATATCGGCCGCCGTGAGTTTGTCGTTGGTCGTGTCCTGTTCGGCCAGGCCCGCCGAGTGGTCGGTGCCGGCATAGCCGCTCGCGAAGTAAACGCGGTCGGTGTTGTCGGTCAGCCACGCATCGCGGACGGTTTCCGAGGCGTCCGCAAAGTTGGTGCCGTTCTTGGACGCGAGAGCCTGAATAATCAGCTTCTCGGTGTCCTTCATGGACCAGTCTTTGAGAACGTGCTTAGCCGCTTCACGGAGCGAGATGGCGCTAAACTGCTCATCAATCTCCGCGATACGCACGCCGTTGCGGCGCTTGTTCACGGTGACCTCGAACGAGCGGGACGCCATGTCCTCTTCGTTGCCCTCAAGGACCGCGCGGCCCGTGATGGCATCCTGAGACAGCTTGTTGACGAGCGCGAAGTTAACGCGGTCGCCAGGCTTCTTCATCAGGTTTTCCTTGACCTGGATGATAGATGCCTCGTTCGCGCCCATTTCGGAGGCGAAGCGGTTTTCAGTCAGATACTCGGTGAAAAACTGCGAGTCCCACTGTTCAACAGTAAGACCGCTGGCGACCTGGGAGTCAGCCATCGGAGTGTCCTTTCCCGGACACCTTCAATAAAAAACCCGGCTCAATGGCCGGGTGGTTATCGTTTGAAGATGTCCGCTAGTGTTGGTGGTCCGGCCCATTGAGGACCGGAGCGGGAGCCAACATTGCGGGCGCCCGTGAGATTGGACGGCATGACGGGCTTGACTGCGGGTGCAGCCTGTTCGCCCGGCCTGACGCCGTATTTCTCAAGGAACTGGGCCTCGACCTTGGCCTTATAGGCCGCAGGATCGATGCCGTATTTCTCAAGGAACTCGGCCTCGACCCTGGCCTTATAGGCCGCAGGATCGTCACCGATTTCCGCCTGTGCAAGTTGGCGCTGGTGCCATTGAACAGCCGCCGCGTAGCGGTTCGGGCTGTTAACGACCTTCTGGTAATCGGCCGGGTCCAACTCTCGCGACTGCATCGCATTGATGAACGCCCGCTCGGCTTCGTTCACCTTTTCCTCGGTAAAACGAACGATGGCGTTATCTTTTGCGATGGCAAGAAGCTGCTGACTGAATTGCTCCAGATGCGGGGCGACCACATAACGGGTGGCCCTCTCAGGATCGGCAAAAAAGTCGGGCGGCTCTTGAGGCTGCTGCTGCTGGACGGGGATGCGCTGTAGCATCTCCGTCATCTGACGTTGCAGTGCTGCGTTCTGTTCCTTCAGGCCGTTTACGGTCTTGTCAAACTCCGCAACCTGTTCCGTGTAACGCTTAACCTTCTGCTTTTCGGCGTGCAACGCTTGGTGCGGGACCATCCCCGTCCTTGGCGTGTCGTCGTCCGGCGTCTCGGTCGTCTCAACCTGGGCTTCCGCCCCGGTTGCTTGCGTTACCTCAGCTTCCTTCACTTCCGGTGCAGGCGCAGTTTCGCCCTTACCGGACAAGATGTTGTCCAGCGATTCCATGATGTCCTGTTTCTGTGAAAGGTCACATACGCCCTTGACGGAGGCGGCCCGTTCGCCCGTAGCCCGGCGGCGGCACTAACTACGCGGCAGGCCTCTGCGGCTGCCAGCTCCTCTGCTGCAACTGCGCCTGCTTCATGCCCGCGTCATGCGCGGCCCTGGCGGGCAGCAATGCAGTCTGCACCTGTTTGTTCTCCGTGTTTGCTCGGACGTAATCAATATCAGCAGCCGCCTTCGCCATCTGAAGCTGGGGCGGGATTTCAAATTCGCGATGCATCGGCATATCCGGCGCGTCCGGCATCATCTCGCCCCTGGCCTTCGCCATGTTGAGCGCGGCCCGCGACTTGGTCTCCTCAACCTCAGCCATCGCGCCTGCCGTCTGGATTTGCTGCGCCTGCTGCACCTGCGGGTTCGGCTGGTTCATCCGCGCCAGCAGCTTATCCTTGTTCTTCAGGTTCGGCGCCGCCTCGATCAACACGTCAGGCGGGATCGGGATGCCGGACTTCGCCAGTTCAACCAACCCCTGCCACTGTTCAAGGGCCGGGGTCACACTGTCGGGCACTTCGTCAATGATGATGTCGCAGTCCAATTCCGCGACACTCTGCACCATGCCGGCGATCTTCTTTTGCATCTCCGGGTTTTGTTCCACCTGCATTTGCAACGCCTGCATCTGCATCGGATCGACGTTCATGCCAACCCACTTGATGTTACGCTCATCGTCAGTGGTCCTGATCCACTTTTCAGCGGTCCAGAACTGACGGATGCGCCACCACACTTTGCGGAATACGCGAATATCCAAGTCGCGCAAGTTGTCCAGCAACTCGCCAATCTCCATCATGCCGCCTTGTTGGCTGGCAATGATGGCCTTGCCCGACGCAGAACTGGACCCTTGCGCCTTCTCGCCCATCATCGTGGCGT